TAAGTTCACATTACCCACCTTGTGACTCCGAAGAGAGTCAGGTATTACGGGATAGCTACTCCTTTGCAGTCTCTCGGCATTTAGGATTACTTATTCGTTCATTACATAGTAACTAATAGAATGAAGGTTCCACTTAGCACACAGGGAGCGATTTTGGGAGATACACTTAAGACCCCATGACTAGTTTAACGACTTAGTCAGGTCCTGTTCAGAATAGAACTAGGATCACCGCACCGAACTTACTCCTTAAAGCTCGCCGACATCTCAGCATCCCAACCAGTGATGGTTGAGACATAGGGCTGAGGAGGGGCGACGGAGCGGGTGGTATAGAAAAGACCGTTACGGATATTCCAAGGGATAAAACCGGTCTGGTAGCGAGACTTCTTAGAAGGATGAGTATTAAAGAGAACAATATCTCTGTCGGACGATTCAAAGAAACGTTTCGCCCAAGGGACAGATAACTCATCTTCTAGTTCAGTGAGAGGATAGCCGGGCAAAGGAAGCCCGTAGCTAACTTGAGACGAGGTACTCTGAATGGAACACTCCGCAACCTTTCGATCGGTTCGTGTGATTTTAAATTTCCAAGCAACAGGGGGTACTACGCCCATTCCGCCATAACATTCAGGCAGGAATAGATTGCGAGTATAGGTCCTAGACCTCCCTTTTACCTTAATGGTCGTCTTACACTCTTTAGACACTGATTCCGGATGGACGGATAAGAATTTCGCTAACAATAAACCTTGTTTTCCTGGTAAAGATCCATGGAAAACGGTATTCAAATTTGTTACAAGGTCAGACGTCTCATGATGGCTGGAAGCCGTCTCGTCTTTCTGGAGATCATCCACTCTGGCTTGGACTTTATGCTGTCCAAAGAACAATCCGACATTAAGAAAGTCGATTTGCCAGGGAGTACACTCTCGAGTGAGATTATAGTGGATTGAAGTAGAATTAATGTTGAGGTATTCATTGTGACGGTAAGCTTTACCGACGCTCATCTTGAGCCCCACAGATTTACCATTATCAATGTGATCCTCCCAAAGATCTGGAGGTGCGGCATATACCATATCGTCGCCATTGATCAACACATGACGTAGACGCTCTTCTATCGTCCATCCCCGCTGCCATTCACGTGTCGTTTTGAGATAGACACCGAGGTTAGCCAAGCAGAGAATAGGGAACGACAGGATCGAACCCATTAACT